ACGCACCCGAGCATCGAAGCCGAGAGACGAACACGGAGAGGAACACGCGAGCACGCATCATGCGAGCGCAAGCGAGCGCATGCGCACACCTGAGCACACGCGGGCACGGAATCCTGAACACACGCGCACCCGCACGTGCACGCGTCCGCGCACAGAGAGGAATCCCGCACGCGCACAGGTGTGCACGGGGGAGCACGGGCGCGGGCAGGTCGGGAGGGGTCCTCGCATGAGCAATCCAAATTTGGGTGCACATAGTACTCGCACATTCATCAGGGCGTCCGCTGCTCCGAAACGATTACGAGTGCACGAGAACGATTAGAACTTACAGGCCGGATACCGGGACGGTACCCCAGCGCTATAAGAATGTCGTCTGCGTTCATTTCGTGTCCTCCACCAGCGCGGCGCGGCACTGCTCTCGCAGCACGGCAGAGCCACTGTACAGCACGATCAGGTCCTGCACGAGCACGTACAGGTCCGCCTGCGGTTCAGGGAGCTCAGCGGCCCGCTCAAGGCAGGATGCTGGCGGCACGAATACTTGCGTTCGCGGCTTCAGTGAGCTCGCGCAGCCTGTCAAGCTGAGCAGCAGAAGCAACGGGATGAGAAGTGTTCTCATTTGCATCCTCCTTGTCTAACCTTGCCCGGACGGCCCGGACTGCCTTCGCCTGCACGGCGCGTACGTCACTCTGCTGCACGTCCACGACGACCCGGGCCTTAGCCTTGGCCTCCAGCGTGCTCAGGGCAATCTCCAGCCCCTTCAGATCAGCCTGTACGGCGTTTAATTCCGTGCGGAGGGTCCTTGCCTCACCCCGGAAGTACAACGCGCCAGCGACGCTTATAGCGAGTCCTAGGGCTAGAACGCCTAGGATGGCCCACAGGGGCTTGCTCAGTATACCCATAGTACACAATCCCTCTCGAATAGTTTGCGCTCGTCTGCGCGCCGTACAACCAGCCCCTTGAGGCGTTTACCCTTGGCGTACACCCAGCGGTCGAACTCCGCTGCAGCTCCAAAGCAGTCACCTGCGTTCAGCTTGCGCAGCAGTGTGGACTTCCGGTACTGCGTCTCGCCGAGGTTGAACACGAAGCTCACCAGAGCATCGTACTGCCCCTGCGTGAGCTTCACGCGAGTGTGCTTAGCCACGCCTACCCCAGCGTACGTGAGGTCCTGCACGAGCAGTTCCTCGCACTGTGCGAGCGTAGCACGCTGGCCGAGGTACACCTTGCGAGTGCTGCCGTAGCAGATTGTCGGGACCTGTACAGCGTCCAAGTACGCGACGGTGCGCACACCCTCATGCACCTTGATTGACTGTACGCCTTGGGGGCTTGGGACAAAGGTGGATGCCAGCGCAAGGAGAACTACCCCTACGCCGGCAGCAACCTTACTCCTCGTCTGCATCGCACACACCCGCCCGCACGGCCTTCTTGTGCAAGAGCTTCTCGAAGCGCGCAGCCTCGTGCGCCTTGTAGTACCAGTTCACAAGGAACGTCCCGAGGGCGGTGATGATACCCACCCAGATCGCGAGTTCTTGCAGAGTCACACCACCGAACAGCGCAGTGCCGAGCCCAGTGATGTACGCCATTAAACTCGAATGTTTCTCCATTTTCATTCCTATCCCCGGCGCGAGCGACGGCTATCCATTGATCGCCGCGTTCCACGCGACGGAGTGTTGAAGTTCTTGTCCGCGTACCCCATAGGGTTCCGCATGAATGCTGCGTGTGCATCAAGGGCGCGTGCTGCTGCAGCCTTGTGCTCATCTTGGTCAAGTACGAACTTGAACTCGCGCACAGCGCCGGCCATCGCCTCTAGTCGGTCATCGTGTGGGAGTGATCCCCTGTCAGTCGTGATGTTCGCGAGCTGGTACCACAGGCTGAACCCGGTACGTGCCTCATGTCCGTGCTGCTTCCCGTACTTCACATCGGAGTCGAACACGCGCTGGTGCACGACAACCCGGTGCCGCTGCATCGCGGATACCATGCTGTCGATGATGCGCTTCTCCTTCTGCCCGGTGCTGTACTCACCAGTAACACAGTTCGCGAGATGCGCGAGGTCCTCGTACTGGCTGAGCACAGCCCGCAAGTGAATCTCGAACAGCCCGTGCCCCATGTTTGACTCGACCCGCAACCGCGACACCTTGTTCCGGCGTACGAAGTCACAAATCTCTGCCTCGTTCTCGGGGTTCAGGCCACCGCGAATACCGGCAACGTCGAGCACGTGGATGTACGGGCCAACAGCGCAAGCAGCGCCAAGGCCAATCTCGTCAGCGCCACCGCCAGCAGGGTCCACAAACATGAACACATCCTTGGGCGCTACGAAGTTCGTCTCGGTCGGCGCGGCGTAGTACATGCGCGCCATAGTGACAGGGAACTCAGGGCCGAGCTCGACGGCGTACTTCGGTGCAGCCTGCCACGCCACAATCTCCGGGAGGAGGTCGGGCGAGAAGTTAGCCACCACGAGGTCAGACAGCCGGAGCTGTTGCCGCATAGCATCCACGAGGGACGTGTCCAGCATGTACTGAAGCTGGAAGTCCTCGGGGCCTTTGTCTAGTTCTTTCTCGATGAGGTCCGCGTCGGTGTACCGTCCTGTGTCGGACGGCTGGCCGCGCTTACCGTCGAGGCCACCCCCAATGCGGAGGCTCGGGTCTGCGCGCATACGTTCAAGCACGAACGGCGCGAGACGGCCTGCGTACTTCTCCTCTTCGTCGAGGGTCGGGTAACGTCCCGGCCAGATACGAATCTCGAAGCCGCGACCTTGCAGCGTGTTGTAGATCGAGTCCTTCGACTGTGGCGTACCGAGATACAGAATATCACCGTGCGTACAGATCGAGCTGAACTCCTTTGAGAGGTGCAGGAGCTGGGCGCGCTGCATTGCGCTCAGTCCGTTCTTGTTGGATTCGATGTCGTCTGGGATCAGGAGGTCAGCGCGCTTGCCGGGCAGGTTCGATGTGATACCTGCGCATGCGACGGATGGCGACTTGTCCAGCCCTTTCAACGAGTAGTGCACATCGAACGCGAGCGCTGATGTGCGGTCGCCCAGCGTCTTGTCTGGGCGGAAACATTCTAGGATGTCCCACGTGAGGATTAAGCGAACGACGAGTGTTGCCACTTCCGTCGCTTGCCCTTCCCCTGCGGAGACAATGAGCACACGCGTGCTCGGGCGCTGAATAATGCGCCACACGGCGTACAGCGCGGCGAGCGTACTCTTCGCCTCACCCCGCTGTGCCATTACCATACGGAGGCGAGGCCCGTTCTGCATGTACTCTGCGATGTCCTCCTGCATCTCGGTCGTGTTGAAACCGAGGAAGGCCATACCGTCAATCGCGAAGTCGCGGAAGTCGGCGTACTGCTCAGCGAGGACAGCCGCGTGCGCGAACCGGACCTTTGCTTCCATATTACCCCTCCAGTACTTTCAGATCGGCCACGGCTAGTTTCACCACGTTCCCCCTGTTAGCTCGGCGAAGATCAGCCTGCTCGCGAAGTTTATCACGGAGCGCGGATAGATCGTCAGCGTCAGCGGGATCAGCCGATACGTTGTTGTCCTTCAGAAACTTGATGGCCGCACCTAGCGTTGCCGCGTCGGTGGGTAGGTCATCTTCCATGTCTTGCGTGATACGCGTACTCAAGGACTTCGCAATCAGTTTGTGAAGTCCTTCGAGCTCCGCAAGCGTTGCAGCGTTTGCCATTATTTCTCCTTCTTAATCCACGGGCGATACACGAACGTGCGGAGGCCGAGGTTCTCAGGTGTGGGGTTCTTCCACCCGTAATTCCAGTGGAAACGCCCGACTACCTTGGTGTCGTACAGCCACACCCAATGTGCATCCTTGACCGACAACACACGCTTGCCAAAGTTGGACACTGGGTTGCGGGCGCAGAGGAACCGCCACTGTTTCCAGTACACGCCCCCGGACGGTGCCTTGTAATGCGTGTCACCCCTACCGTACTTGAAGTTCCCGAACCACGTGGTCGTGCCGTCCCACTTCGTGAGGAGCATAATAGCAACAGCGGGGAAACTTAACGCGATCATTGGAAGTTGCACGCAGAAAAATATGAGGCTACTGATCAGGAACCTCATAGTCCTATGAGCTCCGAGCGCAGGGTGTCCGCCTCGTCCTCAAGCTTGGTGAGCTTGGTGATATCTGCTGGTCGGCCCCGCACAGCCTGCCCACGCAATGCCCGGACGGATTCTTGGTCGATCTTGAGCAGCCGAAGTTGAATCTCGGCAATGCGGGGATTGGGCAGCGGCTCAGCAGGCTCCGGTGTATTACCAGCAGCAAGCCACTCGCCAATGGCATCAACAGCACACGACTCCATCGAGCCATTAGCATTAGTGCGATAGACAACCAGCCCGCTCGCGTCTGTAAATTTCCAATTAGTCATAGCTCACACCCTGTAAAAAGGATTTTGTTTGTACTGTTACCAGCGTATATAATTCCCTCATGCTCAGTTGTGCCAATAGTTCCGAGTGTAAAACTCATTCCCGTAGATGTAAGATTACCCCCGAAACCCCCTGACATAGTTATTGAGCTGATAGGCCAGTTGTTGCTAGTATTGTTAAAATGCCATTGTGTTGGGTTATCAACTATTGCTCCTGTTGGCTGGACTCGTGGAGGTACCGGAAACTGGACTATAAAGAATCCGTCTGTATCAGATACGTTGACGTGCCCGTGTTCGGCAGGGGAAACCAAACAGGGTAAGTATCTCTGGCACAAAGCCAACTCAGTACCATAAGGTCGATGCTCGAACGGAGTGGCTACCGAACCAGCTTCAAGTTGAACACCCGTAATAGCAAAGATGTTACCTACTGTATCGAGACAGTTGACTTGGTTAGCCGTCCCAAAGAAATCACCCGTCTGCCATGCACCAGCCGTGGTCTGCATTGATGAGCCTGCACTCGTTGTAAAATGAACATATAATCCAATCCCGTTCGTCCAGTTCCATGTTCCGCCCGAGCTAGGTAGTCCACCTATTACGGTAATAGTTTTGTACTCCCAAGTGTTCGATGCACTTATGCTGTACTCGGCAATGTAAGCGCGATCAGCTCCTGAGTTCTTAAGTGCAACGCAATGAATACCCGTCTTAGCACTACGAACCCAGAAAGATAGTGTGAATGTTCGTCCGATCAAATCGCTGACGTTATAGCCCTCGATGTGCTGTGATACACCTGTCCTATCTCCCGAGGATATTGTAGTAAGGCTGGTCGTTACTGCACAACGCAGACTGTTGCTAAGCCCGGAACTGGCTGGAGCATCACCAATTACAGAGACAGTTACCGCATGTGCTGATGGAATTGTTCTATATACCCATCGATCGATAAGACCTTGCCCACCACCAGCATTCGGGAAGCTGGTTCCACGCTGAGCAATCTCCATCTTGCCGTTGTGAATCTTGTTGCGATGACCGAACTGCCCTAATGTCCCATCCGAGATAGCAGCCAGAGTCGGGTTGGTTATACTCACAGCAGTCCATGCAGAGCCAGCCCACACGTTCATCATGTTCGTGCCTGTGTTCCAATACAGCGCACCAGTAAGCAGGGCATTGCCATCATTGTCCAGCGTCGGAGCGCTCGCCTTACTGCCGAGGTATCTGTCATCAAACGAGTCGTAGGATGCGGCGGCGGCATCTGCTGATACCACTGCCTCTGCAGCCTTAGTCGTTGCCGTTACTGCGGAGCTAGCTGCGCTGATTGCAGACGCATCCGCTTCTGCGGCCTTGGTAGTAGCTGTAGCAGCAGACGCGGTGGCGCTAGTTGCACTCGTGCTTGCCGAGGAGGCGCTGCCCGCCGCCGCCGTTGCTGACGTGCTGGCGTTGCTCGCACTCGTGCTCGCGGAGGTTGCAGAGGCCGTTGCCGATGCGGCGCTACTTGATGCACTGGTGGCCGAGCTGGCCGCAGCAGTAGCACTCGCGGCAGCGTCCGTGCGGAGCGTGTTGACCTGCCCGAAGTTCGGAAGGTCAGTACCCTCTACAGCAGGCCCGACCTCTGTGATACGGTTGCCGTGCATGTTGATGTCGCCGTAGAAGTCACCCCCAAAGTTTGCTTCGGTAGCCTCCTGTGCGATGTGCAGAACCTGCAACAGGTCCTCATCCAGCGACTGTGCTGTGAAAGCCGCGCCCAAGGTGAACTTGTGGCGCAACTCAGAAATATCGGTGGTGCGCTTGACGAGCACTTCGACGCCGGCAGGAACTGCCGGGTCAAACGTGATCTGATTATCAGAGACGCCTACCCATGCCCAGTCCTCGGAAAGCACAGAGTCAAAGTACACTGCGATTTCAGAGCGGTCAAGATAGTCGAAGCTGACATCAAGCAACACCAAGCTGCCATCAGAGACAACAGTTTGGGTGCTATTTGCCATGTATTACTCCTTAATTTGTTCTGCCATGCCGCGAATGAAGGGGACTGCGGCGATTACTGGGAGCATCGTGAGTGCAGTGCTTGCACCCTTCTCAGCGTCGAGGTTTGTTGCGGCTTGGAATAGTTTAACGCCGCGGTCGAACGGGATCATACCGGGAGACCCTACGGCGTTGCTCTGCCCGGTGATCCACTTCAGGGGCTCACTGAATAACCCAAGCCCGCCCATCTGCCCGAGAGCAGTAGCTACAGCTTCGGTATCTTCCATAGGCCCTTTACCCAATACAACGGAGTGTGCCTGCACAGCGGCCAGCGCGAGCGGGAACTGGTACAGCAGCACGAGTCCAACTGCACCCGCACCATTCCGCTCCAGCCCGCCCATGAGGACTTTGTTGTGCGCCATCAGCACGAACGAGCGGTACGTGAACAGGAACTTCCCCACGTTGTCGAACGTGGCGAACGCGGGCATGTCACCAAGCCGTCCCTTCAGTACAGAGGCATCCATCATCTTAGCGAGTGCAGGGCGTACCTCTGCCCATACTGCGTCATCCCAAGCATCCACATTGAACCCCTTAGCGTCAATCTCTTTCGCCAGTTTGTCCATTACGGGTGCCTCTAAGCCGTACTTCTGTAGAGCCGCACGGGCCTTGGTATTGCCGCCTGCTGCCATCCGCACCCGGTCTAGGATCAGGTTCCCAACCATACGGGCTTGGTGGTGGTGCACGTACTTCATGGCATTTGCATAGGGTACTGCCTGCCCGATAGTCTGGGCGGACAACTGCAGCGCGCTGCCGTGCGGCATATCATACCCATCCTCATAGCGGGCGAGGAATGGCCGCATGCGCAGGGACTGCACAGAGTGGTTCGCCAGCACTGTCTCAAGAGACTGCGCGGTGTCCGCATCAGGGCGCATGAGCTGCCTGAATCCCGGCATCTCCTGCATGGCGTACTTCATGGACTTCATTAGGCCGTACTCGCCCATTGCGGTTGCGTACTCCGTCATCTGCCACAGCCCGGACCATACCAGCGAAATACTGCGCCCGTACACACCGAGCAACCGCATATTCTCGTGCAGCCGCTGACCAGAGGGCTCACCCCGGAAGTTCGCAATAACATCGTCGAACAGGTCCTTCGCCTCCCCGCGCTTCTCCAGCGGTGTATCGTGCAGTAGATCATTCCTGAGCTTCTCCACATCGGAGCGCTTCTTCAGGCCCTTGCGTGCGAACGCTGCTTGCGTAGCCACACGCTGGTTGTACTGGTCCACAATGGTCGCCACGCGGGAGTCGATGAGGTCCATGACGCTCACCTCCATATCCCCCACGCGAACAGTCGTGTCGTAGTCCAAGTCCATACGCTGCTTGAGCATGCCAGCCTTGCCGGCCTCGTCATCTACATTGCGTAGGACGTTCAGTGCACGCTCTACATCGGCATCGTTCATGGTCTGGCTCAGAATATCCCTGAGCTCCTTCAGCGTACCCTCGCCTGCTGGTGCATTGAACAGCGAGTCCTCGAAGTACCCCTTGCGGAGCGCACGGTCAGTGATTGCCCCTGCGATCTGCTTAGCAGTAACATCATCCATCGTGTTCGCCCGCTTGAGGGACTTCGCCACGAGTTCTACAACCTTACCATGCGCTGCCTTGCGATCCAGCCCCATACCCTCGAACTTATGAATCACCTCGTCGATCATGGCGCTGTTCCACTTCCGGTTCAGGTAGCCCGGGCGTTCCAGCAAGTGCTCCGTGCCCTCAACGCCAGCGGCCTTCATCTCAGCCAGTGCGCGCTTATGCCCCTCATCGAGCTTGTCAGCCATTGCGGCGATCTTCGGGTCTACCCCCTCAGCGTTGCTGGGGATGCCATTCCTGTGCTGCACCTCACGGCGGAAGAGTTCCCGCTGTACCGCCCGCTCGATGTCCGCCTGCGCAGCATACGCTGCACGGCTTGTGAACGGGTTAATCATCTTGAGCGTGCCGAATCCGGCCTCTGCCATAGAGTCACGCAGCAGAGACTCGTACTCCACTTGGGAGCGGCGTAAGTCATGCAGGATTGCTTCGCGGTGCGACTCTACGCTGTGCCGGCTCAGGTCGGAGTTATTGTCGAACAACAGGTCAGCCGCCTTCTTACCAGCAGCGCCATAGTTCGCCATTGTCTTCCGCATGTTCCACTGCAACTTTTCACCTAGGCCCCGCCGCTTAGAGTCGCGTGCGAGCTGCTTATCCACTGCTGCAACTACTGCAGCTTGGTCGGTATTAACCGCACCGGGGCGCAGCTCTTCGGGTGCCATTGCAGGCGCAGGACTATCCCGCAGCACAGCCTTAGGGATCGGGATAGATACATCACCAGTCTCGCCCACCAGCTTTGTGCCGTGGGGCGGAACCTTGCCCTTCAATACAACGGGCATCTGCTCGAAGAAGTTCTCACGCAGAACATCAGCCCGGTGCCGTCCCTCGTGCCCGGTAACCTTGGCACCGTCCAATGTAAGGAACGGCACTTCATCCAGCCCACCCTTGGTGATGGCGGTGCGGATAGGTACGCGCTTCTCCTCGGCTAGCGCAGTGATTTGCTCTGGGGTAAGGTCCTTGTACGTGCGTGCCCGTGGGTACGCCAAGGCGAGGAAGTCATCAACGTCCATCATCACCAGCCGGCCCTTCTCTGAGTCGGCGCTGCCTGCGTACCGCTTGGCATTCTGGATTGCCTGCTCGTCAAACACGTTGCTGAACTCATGCAGGAACGGCTTCGGGATGTTGAAGTCCGGGCCGTANGCTACCCTCTTACCCGAGCGATCCACGTAGTGCGTATCCCGCGCTGTGAGCAGCGTGTCGAGTTGGTNTAGCACCTCGTCGAGCTTAGTGCCAGTGGCTTTGATACCNAGGATACTCGCGATGTTCTGCAGGAGCTCCTGCCATGCCGTCTTGCCCTTGGNAGTACCCGGCTTACTCGCCAACCACCTCTGGAACTCCTCGGAGCTAGCTGCCTGCGCAGTGAACTCGTGTAGGTCCTTGAAGGCGTACTCAGTGTGGCCGGGAACGTCCTTGCCTGCCTTCTTACCCGACTCGAACTCCCACTGCTCACGCATCTGCTTGAACAGTCGATCCAGTCCCTCGACACCCTCACGCGTCTGCGCGCCGAGCTTGGCGGCATTACCGTCCAAGAACGTCTGGATAGGACGTATCGTCGCAACGTGCACAGCCTCATGCAGCACTGTGAACGGCGTGCTGTCTTTACGCAGCACTGCGAATCCGCCGTGCGAAACGTACGCCCGTGCATTCCCAGAAAGGCGCACCGGCATATCCCACACTGCAGGGTCTGCGAGTTCCCTAAGAGACTTCGCTGCTGCTGACAACCGTGGGTCCGTACCCTCAACAACGCTATCGAGATACACGCGGAACGTGTGCTTACCGGGCAGTGAGTCCGGGGTCTCCTTGCGGCGGCTGAGCTCTGCAGTCAGCACCTCAATCTCCACCTTCTCCGCTGGCGTGATGATGTTCGGCTGCTCGCCTTCGATCTTGCGCTCTACACCCGAGTCATCCAGCATAGTTTGATCAGGGGTGCCATCTCGCTTCTGGCGCAACGCTGTGAGACGTGCCTCCATGTCCTGTTCGTTCGCCATGCGGTAGCGCATGCCCGACTCTGCCGAGCTGATACTTGCATCTAGGGTGGCCTTTGGAAAGTCCGGGTCGGCATTCACCATACCCTTACCGGGCTTGTAGAACACAGTACCGAGTGCGCCGGCCACACCCATGTTCAGGGCGAGCTCCAAGTCTGAGTGCGCCCCTTCCCCCCCAGCCGTAATGCCACCAGCAATTGCAGCGCTACCAACTGCCGAGACAGTACGACCTGCCACACCAACCACTCGGCCAACACGTAGAGCAGGCGGCACGGCCAGCCACACCGGGTCTAGGAACTGCGTTGCAAGACCAGCTACCGGGTGTGCCCCGGCAACCTGCTGAGCGGCGCGCTGCTCCTGTAGAACCTGCACAGCGTACTCTGCTGACTTGAAGCCCTTGGCCGTTGCCATGTAGTACTCATGCTCATCCGGCGTCAACTGCATAGGCAGATTTTCCAAGTGCTCAAACTGGTTGAACGGCTCGGTCTCATTCTCGAATGATGGGCGGCGTAGGCGCTGCACAATGCGTGCCGTGTCCCACGTCTTAACTGCTGCCGTTATCCCTTCAAGTACCCCCGTGTCCGGTAGGGCCGCACGCGCAGCGCGCTGCTGCTGTGCCTCAACGAATCCCGGCTCCCCCGCGAGCGTGGTGTCGTCGAACTGAACGGGCGGACCATCCTGCAGCGGGGTGCTAAGACCGGACACGCCGGCCTCCGGTGCTACTGGGCGGGCGGTTGGTACCGCGCTGCCATACGGCCCCGTGATGTAATCCTGCTCTGCCATACTTTACTCTCCTTGTGTAGATTGCTCGATGAGTTTCAGGTAATGCTTGCGACGTTTCGTGAGGTCCATGTTCGACTCTCCCCGCTTCTTCGGGTCTACACTGTAGTACCAAGCAGCGGTCTTCTTGAATGCTTCCTGTGCCTTCGCAGTGTTGCCCGGTTTGAGTTCCGCAAGGAAGCTCTGGTATGCCCGCGCAGTGTTGGTCGGCTGCTTCGTCTTCGGGTCCTTAGCTGTGCTGAATGCCGCCCCAGACTGATACGCAAGCTCAGACAGCAGCAAGAACGCAGGCTGGTTCCCCTCTAGTCCTAACGAGGTTACAACCCTGCGGCCCGCGGCTGCTGCTTCTGATGATGCGCCTAGGAAGCTGATGCGAATGTCTGCCTCACTCACCTTACCATCCGGCCCCGGCTTCGGAGCGTTCGGGTTGTGCGAGCTCACACCAACACCCGTGGTAACGATGTCGCGGCCTGCCTTGTCCTTACGTCCAGACAAGTCCTTCTTGACCTCTGCAGTTACACCCTCACTTTCAACTAGGTTGTCCCGTAGCTTCAGCATATCCTCTGCGGATACTCCAGCAGTGTTGTCGCCGTTGTACCGCAACTTCACGCCACCAACCTTCACCTCCTTGCCAACGCCATAGCGTAGCCCTGCTGTGGTGCGCTCGTCCTTCATGAGCTCCTCCACAGCGGTGCGTACGTTCTTCGGATCGAGATAACTCCCGGTACCAACAGGAGCGCCGCTACGGTCGTACTCCTGCGCGAACACACCACGGTGCGTGAACTGCACGTGCCACTTAGCGTCCTCCTTTGTCTCCGTAAGAATCTTGTCGATGGCTGGGCCTACCTTTGCCAAGTTCGCTTGACCCACCCCGAAAATCTGGGCGGCGTCTGCGCGGTGCGGCAGGATGATCTGACCGTGTCGCGTCTGGATAGTACGTGCAGCCACGTTCGTCTTTGCAGTGAGGATAACATCCTCTGCACGTGCCGTAGGGTTCACAAGGAGCACGCGCCGTGACTCGTCTTCAAGGGCCTGTCGTGCGTCCTTCGCATACAGCTCAACCGTGGGAGTGTTCGAGAAGATACCGTCGCGCCAGCTCGTTGTGGTTCTGGGGCGGATAGCTACGTCTGCTGCCGCCTCATCACTCACAATTGACTTCAGGTGCAGCCATCCCGTTTGTAGCAAGTTCCGTGGCTCAATAGCGTCGATAGCTTTGGAGACCTCCGTGGAGACCCCCTGCGCTCGTGCTGCGCGCATGCTGGGGGTCATTGCTGCCTCGCGTGCCTCCGCGTCGGCTGCGGCTGCTACAGCGGCCTCTGCAGGCTTCCCATCGTCAGTGAGTGCGAACACCCGACTGGCGAACATACGGTCATCCTCAGACATGCCTGATAGTACCTGCTCGCGAGCGCTCATGTTGCCACGCGCCTCAGCAGTGCGTACAGTGGTGTTGATGGACTTCCACGTGTCCAAGTGTTGTGGGAGTACAGTGCCGTCCTTGCTGCGCATCTGCCGCAGCGCTGGGCCTAGTACTTCCCCAGTCCGTGCGAAGCCCCCGGGCGTACCTGCGAGGCCCATCTGTAAGTACGTCTGCAACCGCTGCGGTGCTGATGCGCCGCTAGCGATGAGAGACGCATCAACAGCATCCATCACATCCTTCTGAGTTGCGCCGCTCTTGAAGATTCCGTCAGTGTCGCCGCGCAGTGCCATCTGCACCAGTGGGGCACTTGCGTCACGTTTGTACTGCGCATCCATGAACTTGTTCAGGATGGCCGTGCGCTTCTCCCCGGTGATAACCCGGCGCATTACCTGCGGTGCCAGTATTTCGTCTAGGTCCTCGTACGTGCCCTTGTACGCGTTGTTGTCGAGCTGCGCCTCGATGCTTGCGATGTTCGCCATCTGGTACAGGTTCCGCTGATCGCTCGTCCGTGTATGCGCATCTCGGTATGAGTTAGCAAGCTGCTGCTGCTGTTTCATTCCGAGCCGCGATAGCAGCGTGCTGCTTCCACCCTTACCATCAGGAACTTCGTTCTGTGCCAAGTAGTCGTACAACTCCGTAGAGTCATTGCTCAGCGTCATCTGAAGCATTTCAAACGTGGCATTCGTCTTTACGTCATCTGGTAGCGAGCTGTCCATCCAGACAGCACCCACCATTGTACCAGCAGTAGACTGCAGCCGCGCACTGAAGTCCTTCTCAGAGGTGTCTCCTATCCGGTACATCGCCTGCGTGGCGCCGAAGGTGCGCAGCGCAACACTATGCTGCGCCGCGATGGCCTGCTGCTTCTGCTCAATGATGAACTTCGTGTGTTCCGAGGCCCACGTCTGCGTGGCTGCACGATCCTGCAGCAGTAGTTGACCTGTGGCGGACGCACGTGCCTCTCGGCTCATACCAGCAATTCCGGGCATGAGCTTGTCGCGGCGCTTGCTCAGGTATGTCTGCAGGTCATCCGAGTTACCCTCCCGCAGATTCTTAATGTCCGCACTGAACTGCGCCTCTGAGTCTGCTAGGGCGAGCTTGCCCATAGTGTCCCGGTATCCTGCGAGTTTCCAGTCCCGGGTAAGCGGATTTCCCTGCAGCTCTTCCTCGGATTCAATAACGCCTGCCGCAGCCTGCCCCTCCAGTACGAGGTTGCTGTACGCNACGTCTGCCATCTTGTCNAGGTGGGATGCACCCATCTTGGCGAACTGCGCNAGCATGTTNTCNCGCCACCCNGANTCACCNACNTCAATAGCNGCCCCGGTAGCTTGCCCCGGGCCACCTACCTGCCCCTGCGGGGCGGTGCGTTGGTCCTGTACGCCGAAGTCAGGCGNGTTATAACTACGTGTTACCATATTGGGCTCCTTAGAAGCGGGTGTTGAAGAAGCTCGAAGTGTTNCCTAGAGCTACACTGGAGCTAGGATTGTATCCCANTGACATAGTGTTCATCGAGCTAACATTGGACGCTGCNATAGGCTTGCCTAGACCGAGGGACATTTTCTTCCCGGCGTATCCGGCTGCGAACTGTGCGACCCCGCCAAGTACAGCAGCGCCAAGCATCTCCCCACTGCTAGGCCCAACGTCCCGAATTTCACGGGGTGCGGTTGCGCTCTGCTCAGTGTTCAGCACCATCATGTTCAAGTTCGTGTTGTGCTGCTCTGCTGCGCTCTCGTATGCGTCTGTGGTCATATCCAGCGCAGCCTGTGCCTTCATATCAATGTCGCTCAGGACTACCTGTGCGCTCGAACCTATACTGCCGGTGGCGGCATTGCCTAGGGTTACATCCCCACGGGCAGCGAGTGCCGTGGCGGTAATGCCGGCGCCCTGCTGCGCGAGCTGCTTCTTACGCAGCCCTAGCTGCATCTGTGAGAACGCTGCCTGATATGAGTTCCGTACAGTCGTGTTCAGCCTCTCCTTTGCAATTGCTTCGCCCTCCGCCTTGCTCGTTGCATTCGCATTCCGAGTAGCTGCGTTCCCGGCTGAGTTACTTGAGATGGCCGTGGAGGCCACAGTAAGTACTGCGGACCCTGCTAAAAACCAAGTCATTGTTCTACCTCCTGAAAATCTGGTGCGATTACTTCTCGCTCAATTTCAGCGAGGTCTATTCTGTTCGTCACGTGCACAGTGGTCCACACCGTGTCCTCAATGACGTGCACTACCCGTTTAGTACCCGGGGATGATACGAAGGTGCATGGAGCACAGAGCTCCTGCACGCCTTCGTGCTCTGTGAATACTTGCACGCGCCCTTTACTTATCACATTCACATGCGCGTGCTTGTGAATTTTACCTACTACCACCATGCCGGCTGGTAGGGACATTTCCCTACCGTACGCACCGGGTGCAAAGTGGTGCTGCACGGGGCACGACTCAGGGCCTACAGCATTCCCCGAGTCGAGGATGCTTTGCTGCATCTGCAGGATGGCAGACCTGCGCGCCAACTGCACTGCCCGTTCGGGCACCACTTCGATTTCCATGATTATCTCCGTTTGATTTTAGGATGGAACTTAGCTACGTACTCCAGCGAGGTGATGTTTAACTCGCCGGCACCCTCAGTGGATACTTCCATCGCTGTGCTGCGCATCTCGGTACGACACGGCACAATGCTCATGCTGGTCTCCGAGAACAGCCCTCTGCCTAGCTCAAGCTCTGGGCTTGTCCACGACAGGGTAGCAACCCCGGTCTCATCACCCTCCGCAGTTGCGTCGTTAACAGTCACGTTGAACTCCGAGGAGCCGGCTGTACCAAGCATATACCTCAGAAGGGTAGCCTTACCTGAGTGCACAACTTCCTGATTATGGTCCTGCACCACTGGTGGCGTTGGTACGAATCCGCTGAAGTACAGGGCACCGATGCCAACCTGCCCAGATGGGTGTGACAGCACGGTGGTAAAGTAAGTGCCGTCAGCGCTGAGTGTGGCTCCTACTATCTCCCCAGTCATAGGCCCTGTGAGCATAACGAGGGATAGGTACTGACCAACTGCGGGATCGAACGCAAGCATCCACGCAGGAATAGGTACAATGTGATCCGTAATTGCCGCCGACACGTATCCGTCGAGGAACGGCCTACGCTCTCCTGCGGCGTTCTGCAGCCCTGCCCGAGGGTCCAGCGTACCGAGCATCATAGTACCGTTCCGCACAAATACCATAACAATCAAGTCGCTCGCGAAGTACGCAGCAGCTACAGGGTATTGGAACAGCCACTGATGCCACGCCTGTTGAATCTTGTCCTCTCCACTCCAGTGGTACTCGTGCACGATTAGCGACTGCGTATCCCCTGAAGGTGCAAATAGCGCCATGTTTGCCACACCTGACGAAACGGAGAATCTGCACCGCCCGCCCATGTACTTCGGTAAGTGCGGCGTAGCGTCCTGCGAGAGGTACTGTGAGTCCGTGTAGTTCGACGGAATCATTTCCATAGTGCCGAAGAAGTCTTCGGACTTCGGGGTGCAGTACATGAGCGTGCGCCCCATCGCAATAGGTGAGCTCGTAGTGTCTGTCTCGTGGGAGCTTGTTGGGACAACCGTAGCCGTTGCCGGAGTGATGGCAGAGCCACCTGACGGTAGCACAGCTTGGTACGCCCTACTGAACAACACGAGGTCGCGTTGGAACTGAATGGCCCACTCGTACGCGGCTGCACTGTTCATGCCTGCGCCTACCTCAATAGGGTCTGAACTCACAACACTGGTTACGGTTGTGCGGAAGAACTGCCGAGGACGTGCGCTCGCGCTGAGAGATACCAGCGGCCCCGATAGCAGCACAAGCCGGCCTTGAAATGTGCCCATGCCTGTGATGCCCTGCTCAAGCCACTCGTGCATAGGGCTGCTTTCAGCATCACCAGCTACGCGGCCTGAGAACGCAGTTGTATCAAGTGCCCATGCAGTGCCATTCCATATCAAGCTGATCGGCACGTTCGTCACACCCGTAGGGCTACCCCATGCACCACTCTCCACCCACTCTGCAGAGCTGTGCTGGTACTTGAAGTACTGTGAGGCACCTACCCGTACAATGAAGCCGTCTGCCTCTATTGGCAGGCGCGCTGGTAGGTCGCCAACGTTTGGAACGTACGCAGACTTTGATACGACCATATACGCTGTACCAGTACTTGTGTTCACGCTAATGTCGGACACGCGGCGCACGAATACGTACGGTCCTGTGCGGTACACAGAGAGTGTGCCCGCATCCCCGAGTTGGGATGCAAGTGAGCTGGCGATGTACTCTGGTGTTGCGAGAAGCGCATCACCTACACCAGTACCGTCCGGTGTCGTGTACGTTGCACTTTGCGAGCCCCCGGCCCATGTTACACTGACCTCAAAGGTCTTGCTGAAGGCACCAGACACAACGTACAGGAAGCCCGCCTTCTTAGGGTCCTGCGCGGTCTCCCCGTANTGNACNACNGGGAGCTTGTCCACGTTGCACATNAAGAACTCGTTCCCNACNGAGCTAACACGGATGCGGGATGGGTCTGCGCTNGTGAGGTANGACCCGCCCGACAGCGATGCTACTTGCGTGAAGTCCTCTGCGAGTACCCGGATACCACCATCCACTGTGTTCAGTAGGATGTGCACGCGAGAGCCCGCGATGTCAGTGAACCACGCAAGCGTATGCGCGGCGTCTGCCGTAGCCCATGCAAGAGACTTCCGAAACAGCACACCGGGGCGGCGCCGAAGGTTCGATACCGGGTCTGACAGCATGTTGGTCTGGGCAGTTACCTGCCCCGGTAGGCGCTCTTCAGGGCGCTGTTGTGATACCCCCTGAAGGAGCGACTTGTAAGCTGATTCGTACGTGCTCATGATTATCCTTGCATAGCGTTAATGAGTTTACGCCACTGCCGAGTCTTGCGAGTGTTGAACTTGCGCTGGCGAAGGTGCTCCGACAGCAGATCGCTCCACGCGATACCTGCGAGGCTCTGCCACACTTGCAGCTCCTGCGTAACTCCGAGGTCTGTGGTGTACGCCTCGATAAGCGAGGAGTAGAAAATGTACGCGGCGGCTGCCTCTGGCAGCTCATCGAACTCAATGTTCTGAGTCACGAGGCCAGCCACAGGCGCATCAAATACGTACGACAATGTCTTAGGGTTGTACAAGCGCTGCCCGCGCACAACTGCGGTGTCTGCCGCATCCGGGATGAAGGACAGGGCATTCGCCCCTATGTCAATCTCACCCGTTGGGGAGGGGTACGCTGTGTACCGGAATTCGTTGAACCACCAGCCGCGAATCAGCACGTTCCGCTGAGACTGCTCGATGATCGGTAATATAATTGCCAAGGTAGGGTGCTTCACTATGAGCGATGTCACAGGGCGTTCGCCGAGCTTTGGCAGGACTAGATTTACTGCTGATAGTAACTGCATTTAAAACCTCCAAACGACAAAAAGGGGAAACACCCTGATGGATGTTCCCCCTTAGTAGGACGGCTTATTAGTCGATTGCCAGTACAGCGACCGCGTCACCGCGCTTGATACCGACAGTGTACATGGTGTACGAGTCGAGCACGTTCGCGAAGTTCTCCTTGTCATCCCACACGCGGGCAACCATGCTCTGTGCCTCAACGGTCACGAGCGTCTTGCGCGGGTGGAAGATAACAACACGGGCTTTTGCCTCGGTAGCGGTCACGTTGAACGCGGGGCCGAGGATGTGCGCTGCGATAGCGGCGGTGGGGAAGCGAGGGGTCTCGATGACCTTCACGCCGTTCAGCCAGCCAATACGACGCGAGGCGAAGTTGTTGTCGCCGTTGCCGCCTTGGAAGTCCACGTTCATCAACCTCTTGTGGTCCAGCAGGACGTTGAACGCATCGGGCTCGATCAGGGTGACGAACTCGGAGAGCGAGCCGCCGAGGTCGCGCTTCACGAAGGTTGCCAGAGCATCCTTGTGATTACGCACGATCAGGTCAGCGGCGGTCTCATTGCCGGCTTCAGTGCCCAGAGCGACGGCGGCAGAGTAGCCGGTCATTTCCAGAGTGATGCCGTCATAGAACGAGCCACTGGCCTTCAGCGAAGCCGGGGCATCCCACGTACCAGCTTTGATGAGCTGGATCAGGTGTGCTTGGTCGAACGACTTCGCGTGCGAGCTGCCGTGCTCTTGGCTGTACTCAGCTTGGAAGTCGGGGGCGGTCCAGTCATCCTGATAGTCGATGGGGGTGCGGATGTAGCTCGTGGTGTCCACGGTAATCAGCAGCTTCTCGTTCACGATGCGGGTCGGGTCCAGCGCCTCACCAGCCTTGCGGCCTTTCACAGTGGCGCCGCCGACACGATCACCGCGCCAAGTGTTGGAGCGACCGGCAACGGTCTTGAAGTTCGTCAGGCCGCTGGAGCGGAACAGCGACTCAACGCGGAACGAGCCCTCGATGTCGCCTTCATAGGCTTCGAGGTGGATGTCCATGTCGGCATCGGAGCCGGCCCAGTGGGCGCGGGACATGGTTGCAGCGTATTGGGTATCAGCCATTTTTTAGTTTCCTTTGTGTGCAGCGTATTAAGCAGCGTTGACGGCGGTGATTGCGGCGGTGACTGCAGCGATCTGCGTGTCAACCTCTGCGGCGGTGAAGCGGCCCGGTTTGGTGGCGTCTGCGTCACCTTGGTTGTACGGGCGGAGCATAACTTCCAGCTTCTGCACTTCTACATACAGGGTGACAAGTTCAGGGAGCGTGGCGGTGCCAGTTGCAATGGTCATTTCATTTCCTTCTAGTTACGTGGTTACTTGCCGGAGCGCTTGCCGAGTGCACGGCGTGCGAACAGCGCGGTACGGGCATCTTCATACCCGGGAGTGTCGGACTTGAGCGACTTCAGCTCCGTCTGGAACTCACTCTTGCTCAGCCCTTGCCCTGCAATGCCGCCCGCTGCGTGTTGCAGCAACGGAGCGCCGGCTTGCGGGATCATGCCAGAGCTCTTACCGAACTCTGCAATGATTTTGGCACCGGCAGTAATGAACGCACTATTCGTGCTGTTCAGCATCTGACCGATAGTTACACGCAGCTCTTGGGGAGCCGACGCATTGAATGCTGCAACGGCGGTATTCCAACCCGCCTCGCCACCAGCAACGGCGTACACACCCTGCGTGACTGCCTCAGCCTTGGCCTCGACTGCCTGCACGATGCCGCGTGCAATCTCAGCGAGCTGGGGTGCTGACGCTCCGCCCTTCTCACGAAGATACGCTTCGTCAATAAGGGTGATGTCGCCATGCGCCAGAGCCTTGCCGAGTACGCGGTCGAGGTCGAGGTCCTTACCAACCGTCTGCATGACAGTTGCCATGCTGCGAATGATGGGATCGTCGATCTGGGACACGTCGAACTCATTCGCGGAGGTCTGCATCCACTCGGGGCGCTCAGTGGCAGCAGGGGCTTCTTGTGCAGCCTGAGCAGGCTTATTCCCGGCGAGTGCAGCCTGCAGCATGGCGACCACGCTGGACATATCCGGCTGTGCCTGCGCCGGCTGTGCTGCGGGTTGCTCTACCTGTGCAGGCTGTGCGCCCTGCTGTACCCAGCCGGGATTCTGTCCCGGGGATACGATGGGGTTGCCACCCGGTACCCGAGCAGGCTCGCCTGCGGGAGGTACTTGGAAAGCAGGTTGAACCTGCGGTGCAGTGGGTGCTGCGGGTGCAGTAGTGTCAGTCATTATTGACCCTCAAGTGTCTGTGAAATTTGGCCGGCTTGGTCTGCCATTGTGCTTGCCTGCAGTAGGTTCTGTGCTGCCGCTTCCTGAGCTTGCTCAGCGTCTGCGTTGGCACGTTGTTCCTCTGGGGTGAAGAACAGAGCCTCTGTGTCGATGCTGTGTCCAGCGAGGATCAAGTCAACCACCTTCTGTGGGTTGATGCGCTTGTCCAACTGGGTCACAGGGATAACAGCGCCGAGCTCCTGTGCTGCCATTAGGAAGTTCTGCACGTCTGAGGAGCGGCCTAGTGCTGGGATACCTGCCACCACATCTGGCTGCAGCTCACCCGAGATGAGTCCCGGTAGAACTGTGTCAGAAACCTCTGTCATAAGGATATGCGCCATCGGCACTTGAATCCCCCCTGACAGTGTGCTGTACACACCCCCGAGGCTGTACTCTGCCTCTTGCGCGTCACGTTGGAGCTCATACGCAGTGACGCGCTCTGCGTCACGGGTAGCGCCTTGGTACATGAACGCCTTTGCAAGGCGGGCAATAACCCGCTCAAGCTGGGCCTCTACGACCTCCAGCTTCTGCGCGTCACCTGCTTCGTGCACTGCGATGTTCTGCGGATCACCACGAACCCACTCCCCGCCTTCAGCGTTCGCAAGTTCGTCGATGTCACCGCCTGCGCCGGCACCTACTAGGTGCACTACACGCATAATCTCGATGCCATACAGCGCTGCTGCCTCTGAGAGGCCTGACAATCTGGCGAAACCACCAGCGTAGTCTTCAACCATCCCACGCCCGTAGTGCTCGCCGGGGATCAGTGTCCACGTTGGGCACATCCACGGGCAGAGGTTCTTCGGGTACCAGCTTGCCTTACCAACTGGAACAGTGTCTACCTCTTGGGATACGGAGTAGCCTTCGCGCTTGTTCCGCACCTCTCGGTGGATTCGTGTGTACTTCTCGACTGCCTGCTCATCCCGCTGGTACTTGGTGTTCCCGGCAGTACGTAGTGCGGCCTTCAGGTCCTCTGGGAGGGCCTCTACCGAGGTGTACTCCCTGAGCACGCAGTCCATGAGCTCACCAGTACCATCACGGCGGGTGCCAAAGCTCTGCACGCCGTACGTTGTGATAAGGCCTTTCGCGGAGTCGCGGTGCATCAGGGTGTTACCAGTCACGACCAAGTGCTTCAGGCCGAGAATCAGTGCAGCGTACCCGGAGTTCACGAAGAGTCGTTTGTTAGACGCCATCTCGATCTTTGCAAACATGGAGCGCAGGCCGGCCTCATCGAGACCACCTTTGTTTGCTACACGCTTGAACTCACCAGACGCGCTGGCTTGGAAAAATGGGTGCTGTGTAGGGAAGAGCAGGCGGGTTAGCTTGCTCGCCAAGTTGTTCGTGAACAACGCGCCGATTTCTTGGAAGTCCCGTTCGACAACAACCCGCCCCGATGAGCTTACCTGTTCAAGGTCCGCCATAAGGTACGGGAGAGTCCACTGTGCGTACTGCTCGCAGCGGCTGATTACGGTTGTGTCACGGTACTTGTTGAAAAGGGCTTTATGTGTAAGCCCCGGGACCATCAGACGTTCACGCCCAATTGTGATGCGAGTCCTGCAGTCGGGCGCTTCTTACGCGTACCCTGCACTGCAGCCACGTCTTCAGCACCGGCGCCCGGGGTCACTTGTGCAACGTTCTCCGTCTTGAGGTCTGCTGCAAAGTTCTTACTCAAATTCGACGCTGCGGTTTGGGCCTGTGCAATTGCCGCGTTCGCTTCCGCCACACCAGTGTTGTCAACTTTGACTTTCTTCATGCTACTCTCCTGTAAATTGTTTCGTAGCGCCACGGCGCTGTTCGATGTGTATACGCCAGTACTGCTGTCCCTGTACTTCGGGTAATGCGGATTGCCGCCCGCATGAGCGTTAGGCTTACGCCGCTGTTGCGATACTCCGGCAGCACATACTGTGTGAACACGGACATGCACGGACCTACGTGTACATCCCACGAATCATGGGCGAGTACAAGAGCACCAACTATCCGCTGGTCCTGTACTACGAAGATTTCGTAGCGTGGTAGCTCAGCGAGCGCAGCCAGCGCAGTACCAACCCACACCTGCTTCGGCTGCTCCTGTAACTCGATGCACTCATCCCAAGCGCGCTCGAACAGTTCTACGTTTTGGAGCGGCTCATGTGGTTGTCGTTGGGATGTCTGAACTTGCATTGAGACCTCGGGTGCGAAGACGGACAGCGCGGATAACTGCCTGCTGTCCGAAGTAGTGCCGCATGTCGGCCTCAGTTGCGGAGGCGTTCAGGACCACGTTCGGGAATAGCCCCGTGAGGTACTGTAGCTGGGCCGGTGTGAAGTGCACGTCTACCGGGGCACTCCTTACGTTGTGCTCTAAGATACGTGTACGTGTAGTAGTCATGTGTGTTTACCTATGTCCATTACGGGTGCTTCTAAATATAGCACCCAGTTGTAAGTCATTGATCCGTATACATTCCAATTAGAATCACCCTAGAATGGATACATTCGAGGTCACGAGAAGGTAGGCAGACTACCCGGCTATAATGCACGGGAGCTCTAGGTACTGCGCCGTAGGCTGGAGGCCCCTAGGCCGGAAGCCGGAGGCGCTCGAAGTACTAGGAGAACATGAACTCACTATCAAGTACTTCCTGTAAATCCAGAGAGCCTCTACTAGGTGGCTCACCTACTCCACCAACTTCCCATAGAAATTCTGCCAGCAGATTTGGACGTGAGTACAGCCGCACGAATTCCGTACGGATATGCACGTGCATGCGGTCAACATCACATGGGTGCGTTCCGAATGAATCGTGAATAGCTACCATACTGAGCACGTCCTGCTGCATCGCATTCGCCACCATAGTGAGGTGACTAGCATCCAACGCGTGCACGAAGTTCGGACTGATGGCATTCTGCATTGCGTGAGCGCGGGTGCCCTCGTTCCAATCGCGAACGAGTACCTGCACTACGCCACACGCATTCAACCTGCACTTACTGTCAGTGAAGTCCTGATAGTCGTGCTGTACCCAGAAGCCTGTAGGAGTTCTCCACGTCATACGCTTGCCATCTGGCTGCTGCTTCGCAATCTCGCGTAGCCAGTGCATAGCTGATGCTGCTGCTGGCACAGCCGCTGCGATCCCTTGGAAGAGCTTCTTCGCGATGTACATGCTATGCTCGAACGTTTTGGTCTCATCCAACCAGCTCTCACCGACTTCTACCAGCGTCTCCTTGCTCAGCGTGTGCTCGATGTGCTCTGCTGTTCCGCGCAGCGTAGCTCCGTACACGTACGTCATACTTAATGTTCAACTGGGGTCGTTATGCCCAGCCCGTTCTCTTATGAACTGCTGCATGTTCCCATGCAGAACAGACTATATCATCCAGCTTACGCTGGGAGTGCGCTTCCGCCCACTTGGGCGTACTCCCTTTCGGGATAGTCGTTGCACCTTCCGATTGCTTTGCACATTCCGACGAACTCTTGTAGGCTCAGGTCTCCCTTTGCCCGGTTCACAGCCCATGATAGCCACTGCACGTTTCCGCGCACATAGCCACCACCGGCTGTGATCTGGTCTAGGCTGAGTACATGGTGGGTGCCCTTGTCTAGCGTCATCGGTATTCCCGACAACGCACAGCACATCCCCTGCTGCACGAGTAACTCGTACAGGTACTCACCATCCAAATCGAACTCCAATCCACCCTTAGCCGCACGCTGCTTCGCGTCGGCGCACCGCAGGCGGCACGCTGACACTGCGAGGCGTTGCTCTTGTGAGTACGCCGCTACCTTGCCACTGGGCTTGTACCCGGTAGCGCGGCGGTTACGTGCAGCTTCAGCCACACATGCCTTGCACACCTTGCGGCGGGTTGCTGTACCCACCCCGCGAAAGTTACTCGCTGAGGTCTGGATTGGAAATTCAGTTTCGTCTTTCTCTGTGCCGCATGTCTTACAGGTAATAGTACACATATGTTTGCTCCTATGTTTATCCATTACCGGTGACTCTATCGGCTTGGCTCAGGATTGCCCGTTCTGGGTGTTCCCTGAGTTCACACTCTTTATAGCCGGCCTATGATGTTAACCGGCTTCTTAGCGAGGTCGCGGGGAATGCCAACACGTACACACCACCGTGCAAGCGCTGCCACTTCCTCGTCTAGGCTCTCTGTGTCACGGGCGATCATGTGCAGCGTGGCTGACGCCACGCGGCTGTAGATGTCTTGCTTCGGCCCACACATATTCGGGTCTGTGAGGTTCACGTACAGGCCACCCACCGGATCACGTAGTAGTGCTGAGAAGTGCTGCAGCCCGGAGCACGTGGCGTCCATGTGCACTGGGATGCCGGTGCAGTACGCTTCTGGCCTTCCGCTACGGTAGGCCGCACGAAGCTCCCACGCCGCTGCGAACATGCACCATGGCGCATCCTTGCCCCAAACGTCTGGATGGTCTTCAGGGGCGTCTAGCGCCGTCTGTATGCGTTCCCAGTTCTGCTCTGTCCAGCGTGCGCGGTCCTGCATGCGCTCCTTGTCGAAGCCATACGAGTTCGCGATGTGCACCTTCAGCCAGAACAGGCCGCGCTGGCCTAGTGGCTTGCGCCCGTGGAAGTGCAGCACACCCTTGGCGAGGTCCGAGCCCTGCGGGTTCGGCAGGCCGCGGTAGTACCATCGACCACGTGAGTCGAAGTACACTGGGAACCAGTACGGGCCGTCTGCCTCTCGCGTGGCCTTTACGAACGCGCCTACCTCCCGGATGCGGCCCCGCCACTCTCGAAGCTCCGTGTAGTACATCGCTGTGCTGCGCTTCCAGCGACCGAATACGCTGAGCTCCTCCTCAGAGGCCCCCTCTTTCACCCAGTCCTCCGCGAACGGGAACGCGGGCTTCACAGGGCCATCCGTGTCGGGCACGCCGAGCACGCCGCCGCCACTAGACCACACCCGCACGATTGCATCGCGGGTAGGGCCGTGCAGGTCGAACGGAATACTCTGCATGTAGTTCCCGGCGCTGAACACCTCTGGCATGTTCTCAGCAGTGAACCCCTCAGCAACCTCTGTGCGGATTGCCTTGCGGAGCTTACGCACATTCAGCAGCGGTGCCGCAGACTTGCGGCGGATACTGAGGTACCCACCATCCCCTAGGTTCGTCCACGGGTCGGGAGGGCACGTCATGCGTGTGTCCTCTTTACTGATGAGACTGCGCACATCCGAGTGCGTGTACCCATGTAAGAACTCAGAAACTTCAGGTGCGAGTACATACGCTACGGTCGTGCCGTTCTTGTTCGTGCCGCGCACCGTGTCGATCATGCCTGCCTCGAAGCACGCGTCTACCCCGAACTTCCCGATCTGCATCATCTCAGACTTCGTGAGGCTCAGGTCCAGTGTGCCCTTGAACACGCGCTCAACTGCCACGTTGTACAGCCGGCGCAGGTGCGAGTAATCCCGGGTGCAGTTCTCTTTCACTTGGTCGTGAATCTTCTGCATGTACATAGGGTTCACGGCCTCTGCCTGCCGGATACGCACTTCGAGTTCCCAGAGCTTCCCCACATTGAATGTGAGGTCCTGAATATGCACGTGCGTCTCGGGGCTTGTGCACAGGCGAATGCACTCACGGATGGCGATCACTGCTGCCACGTCTCTGGGCAGTGCGCGTAGCCATCCCTTGTACTTCCCACCGAGGCCGCGTGTTTTGCTATCTGCGGCCAGAGTTAGCTGGTCCTGCACGGCGGCGCACATGCGCCCAATCAGCGCATGCGCACGCGGTAATTCTGGATCACCTTCCCTACTGGACTTGATGAGAGCCGCCAGCCTAGCTGCTTGCGCAGAGGCGTCTGACTCAAGCTCTTGCTGTAGTTGTGCGGCGCGCTGATCCAGCATGTTACAGACGCACGCCGTACTTCTTCTGCACCTCAAGGCGCAGGGTCTTTGCCCTGCCGTCGAGCTCCTCGGGGCACGCTGCCAGAGCCTCGCGGGCCATACCGGCGTTGCCGGTCTCCATAGCTGCGTACACAGCATCGCTCAGTGCATCAGCAGGGGTGCGCTCTACTTTCTTGAATTCAAACAGCATTCTTGCTCTCCTCTTCCAGTGCAGTTTCCAACAGTGCCAGTGCACGCCACGCGAGCTTCGTCGCATGCCGTACACCATCCGTGTCCACAGTGTGGCGATCAATCAGGTGGCGTGCGATGCAGTCCGCGTGGTCCGCTGACTTCTCCTTCGCCCAGTGCAGGGGTTGCCCCGGGTTGTGCTGGTCGTTCCCCACCTTGCTGCACTGCGCTACGGCAGCGATTGCGCGGGGGAAGTAGTCCAGCACGCCAGTGGTGATTGGCGTGCCCTTGCGGGTGCTTGCATCTTCACTCAGTAGCATGCTGCTCTCCTTAAATTACGGCCAGCAGGGATTTCCGCTTGCCTTTGGTGTTCAGTGTGAACCGTGTGCGGCTATGTCCACCGCAGGAGTTGCACTCATACGTCTGGTACTCACTCACGCCGCGGAAGATAACTTCGCCAGCAGTTAAGTGCTCACCACCACAACGCGGGCAACGCTGCTTGTCATCTGCGTAGTAGTGTGACATATTCGGCAGACGGCGAGCCCACGGTCGCAGCAGCAGGTACAGCTTCTCGGTAGCCACCACATCCTGCTTGTTGTACTTCTTGCACTCCGCCCATGCACCGGCTTCGTTGTTCATGATGCCGAGCCACAACGAGAACCCGGGGTACTTTCCGTGCTTCGATTTCTGCTCATCAGTGAGCGTGCTCAGGTACTCCAGTTTATTCGAGGTGAACGCGCCAACCTCGCGGGCCATAAGCATTGTATCAACGATGGCAGGCTCGCGGAACGGCTTCAGGCCGTGGTGGATCATGCGAGCACGAATCTTCCGCATGTCAAACTTCTGCACGTTCTGGCCCACAACGATGTCGGCCTCGTGCAGCATTTCGCGCAACCATATCAACAGCTCTTTATCTTCCGCCGCGGACTCCTGATCTTTCGTGTCGATGTACTGCACCTTCTTCTCGTGCAGCCACTTCCCGGCTACACTGAAGATAGCCCAGTCTTTCACGAGGCGATCAAGTGCGCGGGGCTCGTCCCACAGTGACCAGTTGTACGTCTGCAAGGGCAGCGTCTCGATGTCGGCAGTAAAAATCTTCGGGCCAGTGTAAACAGTTTTCATGCGGTTCCTTTTCTCTGGCGTGCCAGTATTTCACGTTTAGCCTTCACAGCGGCACGGGCTTCCCGCGCCTTCTTGTTCCTATCGTCCTTCTTTTCATCCGCAGTCTTGTGCATCGCATAGATCACGTTGCGGGCAGGCTTGCGCAGGTACATCACAAGGTTCTCAAGGTACGGGATGATGGCGTCGTAGCTGTTCGACTTCGCGCCCCAGCGTGCTGCTGCGTTGCTGATCTTACCCTCGGCTGCGTTGCAGCTCCGGTGCAGCAGGCCACGGATGCGCCCGGTGTCGTGGTCGTGGTCGATCACGCCCTCGCCCTTGATGCCAAGGTCAATCGGCTTCCCGCACAGCGGGCACANGCCGTCTTGCTCCTTCAGCATCTTGTGCGCATACGCACGCATCATGCTGCGGGCGAGCTTTACAGTGCGCTCACTCGTTTGTGTCTCTTGCATCAGCTTCTCCTTTCGGTANAACCCAGTCGCGATTCCTGCAATCATGCACGAACTCGCGGTTCTCTGGGCTCAGGTCGCGGCTAAGCATGTACTCGTACACGTTGTCCTTGTGCCAGCGCGTGAGCCACAGTAGCCACCCTTCGGCCACTGCGTTCTGGTTGATCTTGCGGTACCCATCAAGCACTAAGTTCGCAGCGTCGTGTGTGCTGGTGCACTCACCAAGTACAGCCACCGCGCCAGCGGGACCGCACAGCTTGCCATCATACCTCATAAGACCACCAATATTATCAGCGGTATCCCCCGACAGCATCTGCCCCCAGAAGAACATAGGGCCTTGCCCAGTCATCTTGACGTTCCCTGCCGGCGTGAGCTTCAGACTTACCCAGCCTTCCGGTTGTCCCGGCATAACCTCCCCGCGCTCTTTCTCGTAGTACGGGTACGGCGTCATGCGCAGGTCCTTATCGTCGGACTCAATGACGCCGTTATCCCCGAGGAGGTACGCGTCTTGCATCATGCCGTCATCGGCCTCAAGCTCTCGATGTAGAATCACATTGTACTCATCAAGCCACGTGCTGTTGTCCGCCACCATCTCGCGTAGCGGCTCCAGCAGTGACGGCTTTGCCTTACCTTTGCGCTGCCCTTGGTACGGCTTCACGGCCTTCACACGAAACCTCCCGTACTTGTCGGAAGACTTCGATGTGAGGTGCACGCGGATGTCCGTGGCCTTCGCCAAAAACATCTTCTGCAGCATCGCACTCTGGAAGTACCGGAGCGCGGTGTCTAGCCGCTTCGCCGTAGCTGACGCTACATAGCACGGCCCATCCCCATCTACTATGAGGGTGCGCCCTTGCACTGCGTTGTCGAACTGGTCGGGCAGGGCGTCGGTATCAACGCCCTGAATGCGCATCAGGCCGGCAGCGCGGGGCTAGAAGGGTAGCTGATCGGCAATGCGGCAGGCATCTGCGGTACAGCCATCGGGGCTGGTGCAGGTACTGCAGCGGTAGCGGGCGGTGCCAAAGGGGTAGCCACCTGCGGGACTACCGCAGCAGGGGCAGCAGGAACGGCCACAGCGGGCGGAGCCACCATAGTCGGGGCGACGGTAGCTGCCGGCGCTGCGGGAGCCGCCACGG